AAAGGCGTTGCTTTGGCGCCATCGGTTACGAGGGAAATGCGGATTAGGGACCGCATGGAACGCGCGATGCAGGGCAAAAACGAGGCGTTTGATACAGAGGATGTTATTAATCGGATTGCCGCAGGCGAAAAGGTTGACATCAGCCCGAAAATGCTTCAAACGGTCCTGAGTTCAATGATTCTTCGCAAGGACCACCCCGATATTACCAATTTGAATTTGGCGAATACCCGTTTAATGTCGCAAGATAACTTGGGTATTGCAAGAGCAGACATGCCGCAAATTCCAACAAATAAAAAAGAAGAGTTCTTGTCCTTGTTGGAAAGCCGCGGTGTGAAGGTCGCGCGCGAGGAAGTTAAGGCATCAGAGTTGAAGCCGATTCAGGCGGAAATTTCTGGCACAACGAGCGGTCAAATTATGGTTCGGATGATTACTGACCGTGAACCAGCGGAGATGCAAAGTTTTGTTGGGCAAGCAATCGTTGTTTCTAAGGACAACTATGTCATTGACGGGCATCACCGTTGGGCGGCAAGTGTCGCTTTGGAATTGGCAGGCGAAGGTTCACGAAAGATGAAAATTCTTAAAGTGGACATGCCCCACGAGCAGTTGATTGGTGTAACAAAAAAGTGGAACGAATCGCAAGGTATCAAGGGTTTAGAGTTGGGACAAAACAACCCGAAAGACCCTGACATGAGCAAAGCCCGCCTGTTGAAAATGATTGATTTGATTGTGGCAGGCGAATAGTGGAACCGTTTATGGATGAAACCGTTGATGACATGCAAGAGGTTCAGGATTGGCTTGACGGCAAAATCTCGTGGATGGAAATGAGCGAGCCTGTCCGCGATGCGATTGATGAGGTCATGTTGGAGGAATCGGAAACGGAAGAGCCAATAGAGGAACCGTCCGAAGAGCCACCTTTCACCGCAGAAATTGTTAAATCAAAAGAACTTGAATTGCTGCATAAGGCTGACGACGAACACCGTTTCACTTTGGGTCCTTGGTATATACCGAACCGATACGACGCCCATGGCGAGTGGACGGACGCGGATGAACTTCAAAAATCTCTTTGGGAGTATGTCAAATCTGGTGACAGAGGTATCCGCTTGCAGCACAACAAAGACATTGTGGCAGGCGAATGGTTGGAGGCTATGTCTTTCCCTGTGCCTGTAACGATTGGCATGACCAAGGATGCGAACCCAAAACAGGTGACATATCCTTCGGGAACAGTATTTCTGGGTGTCCAGTGGAAACCGTGGGCTTGGGAGTTGGTGAAGGCAGGAAAGATTCAGGGCTTTTCTATTGGTGGCGCAGCAGCACGAATTGAAATGGGGATGCCTGAGGGTATGGCTAAAGCCTCTTTCGGCGGTGACCGTAGCGCTGCTGGTCGTTACGCGGCTGAGCAGAGATGGCAGAACCGTTCAAGGGTTGCACAGGCAACTGCTCGCTATCGCGCGGTTGGGCGACAGGGTATTTTCGGTGCGGGCGCACGGCTCGCTGAGGCTCAGAGGCGGAAAGAGGAGCGCGAACGAACAGGCGTTGAGAAACCTAATCTGATTGACCGCATCAAATACTATTTCAGCGAGGATTACACCAACCCTAAACCGCTGGCAGACATTGACCGTGAGGACAGACAGCGCATTTTGGCTCAAAGGCGTGACCGATTGAGCGGTCCGATGGAACGCCGAGGCAACATTGATGCGATTTACCTTCCTTCTGGTAGAACTGCCATTGTTCAAGGAGGCAAGATTTCCACCACCCCGTTTGCAGGCGCGACTATTCGCCGTGGAAGCGGCTACAAGGGCAAGATGAAGAAGTCCGACGAACAAGTCAGGGCGTCGGTAATAGTTAATGCCCGTATTGAGGCATTTCGTAAGGCTTCGTTTGGTGGTGACCGTTCCGCGGCTGGCAGGTACGCCGCGAACATGCGATGGATGAATGAAACGCAGATGCCAAGAATCAAGATGACTGGAATGGGCGAATACGATTTTCCGTCTACGCCAAGCGGGGTAAGCATTGGGCGTTTAGCACCAAGTTTGTTATCGCATTGTGATTTTGATTCGGTTGCTTCAGAGTTGGATGCTAAAGGCTTGACGATGGACAGCGCTCAAACGCCGTTGATTGTTTACAGTCATCTATCAAGGGAACGACAAAAGCAGTGGATGTCCGAAGTTAACAGTTCCCTAGAAGGCGTCCCAACGCACCCAGACCGCGGCTCACAAGTATTTGTATTGGGCGGCGGCGGAGGAGCAGGGAAAAGTTCAAGTCCGAAAGGTACAATACCTTCAGATGGGAAAGACAACACGCCGAGGGAAGCGGTGTTGGTTGACTCGGATGAGACCAAAAAGCGTCTCGCTGCTTACAGTGCGCTTCAGAACTCAACAGCCAAAGACCAAAAAGATGCCGCCTCTTTTGTGCATGAGGAATCCTCAATGATTGCGGCAATGACAACGACTGCCGCTATCCAAACCAAGCGGGATGTGATTCTTGACGGCACCTTTGACAACGGCGCACCAAAATCTTTGGCGAAATTAGATTTGATGAGAGGTCTTGGAGCAGAGAAGATTACGGGACTGTTCTTCTCATGCGATACCGATACGGCTCAAGCCCGCGCCCAGAAACGCTATAAGGATGCTAAAGCGCGCGGAGAAAAGGCACGGTTCGTTCCTGCTCCACCGCTCCGCAAAGCACATGTTTCGGTGTCCAAGAACTTCCCCGAGTATGTGGCGTCTGGTAAGTTTGACTCAATTACTTTGACTGATACAAACGGCAAACAAGGCGAAGAGTTCCAGATGTTTACTTGGGACCGAACTAAAGGCTCAACGGTTATCAACGAAGCCGCCTACCAACGGTTCCTTGATAAAGCGAATGACCCAATAAATAAGCGAGGTAGCAAGTAATGGATTGGGAACGAGTCAAGTATTTTGCGGTCGCTATTGTCGGCGGGAGAAGTAAGGCAGATTTGGCTAAACAGGGCTATTTCGTGGATGCGACAGATGAAGATGCTTGGGCTTTGGCGTCATCGCAACCGCAACGCTACGCGGACGAGGAAGTTGAATCAGACATTGGTGTATGTGCGGCATTGCCGCCAGAGATTTTGGAGCAGTTGGTCTGATGTCATGCGATTGTGGTTGCAGCGGTTCTGACCCGATTAGCAAAGGTCAAAGAGACATTCTTGATGGTTTACGCGAAGGCGTCCTATGGGATTTGCCTCAAACCGATTGGGATGTGGTCGTTGCTCAAGTAGAAGAAGTAGGCGACATCCGCAAAACAACTGGTTCAGTGCAAACAATTTTGTATGGCGCTATCCGTAAAGCAAGCCAAGGTTTCGGCGGGGACCGTTCAGCGGCAGGTCGTTATGCGGCGGAGCAGCGTTGGAAAAATCAGCAACGGAAACAACAGATGGCTCAAGGAATGACGCCCACAACACCAATGGGTAATGCTCCACAAAAACCTCAAGCAGAGGTGATGACGGACAACCCGAAAGAAGCATTGGATGCTTTGCGCCAAGGCAAAACCGTCGCAATGGGTGATGCCAAACAGGTCAACACACTTATTGAAGAACTGCACAAATTCACCAAAGAGGCAAAAGCCAAAGGCGAAAAAGTCAAACTCAATCTCTGCAAAGTTTCGGTCCCCGGGACGAATCTGTTTTGCGGTAATTCGTTGACTGGTCCAGATGGCAAACCTATTCCGCGAGACAAAATGCCGCAGTTGGCTGGCAAACCTAAGAAGGGTTCTCCTGTTGATGACCCGAAAAAGTTTCCTGTTGACAAGGACGGCGAAGTCAATGTTGGTGAGGCGTTTGAAAAACATCTTGAAGGAAAAGGCATCGGAACAAAAATCCGTGAAGTTCCAGCCAACATGTTGAAGGCGTCGCAAAGCGAACTTAAAGGAAGCAATGTTGCTTTTATGATGAGTCCAGAGGGTCAAAAGGCTGTTGGTCTTGACACAAACACCATTTATGTGTCCAAGGATGGTTATGTTATTGACGGTCACCATCGTTGGGCTGCAAAAGTTGGCTTGGATGGTTCGGACGGCAAATTGGGTGACATGAAGATGAAGGTAAAAGTTATTGACATGCCGATTCAGGATGTTTTGCGGGAGGCTAATGCGTTTACCTCCATCATGGGCATTGAACCAAAGAGCGCATAACCTTGGTCAACCCTCTTGCGGGCGGGTGCTTGTAACATCGGACAACCATGAAACAGTCGGACCGTATTCTTTTGGATGGTTTGCGCTCAACAGTGCTTGCCGATATTCCACAAAGTCATTGGGAGGAAGTTGAAAAAGCGGTTGAGGACGCGGGCGATGTACGCGAGGTTTCGGGTTATGCGCGCACGATTGTTTTTGATGCGATTGAGGTAGCGAAGGCGTCTTTCGCCACGCGCTCAGAAGCAGGTCGTTATGCAGCCAACATGCGTTGGCGTGGTTCTGTTTCGCAGGGCGGTGTGGCGGCTAATGAGGCTCGGATGGCTGAAAACGCTCGTCTAGGTCGCGGCGCCGACAATCCCGCGCGCGGGGGCATCAGCGAGGAACAACTGCGCCGTAAGTTTGACCGCTATGGCGATGGTGAAGGTCCGCAAAACACAAGAGAAGAATTGCAAGGCTTCATTGACAGGGGCTACACAACGCGCGACCAGATGAACGAGTACGACCAAAAAGTTCTTGACGGGAAGATTTCTGGCGGTGAAAGAAAGTATACGGGCGAACCATCAGATAAAAAACCGTTTCTTGACTTAACCGACATTGACCCAAGCGGAAGTATGGAATCAGGTTCGGCAAAGCCAGCAAAAGATGATTTGACAGAAAAGTTGCCTAAGGCTTATCAGCGCGTAATTAGCAGAGCAGCCAAAACAAAACAAGGCTATTTGAAAACCGTTGATGAATTGGATTCTGTGAAACGAGAACGCAAAAATGAGATAAAAACTGCAATGAGTGAGGGATTTACTCGCGCCGAAGCAAAAGCGGGAGTTGATGAATACATTGCAATTTTGGAACAGGCAATTAGCGCCAGCAAATTTAACGATGAAAAAAAGTAGTTTGATAAAATGGTTGACAGTGAGGCTTTGCCACCAGCAATAGAGGCGTGGGTTAAGCAACTTTTAGACCCAGCGTTTGTAGCGTTGATTCGCGCTCAACCTTATGAAAGAGTTGATGTTCGTTTGTCGGCATCAAAGAGTCGTGTCTCGCGCTCACCGCAGATAATTCTTAACGGTGGACAGTTAGAGTACATTGATGCAAATTAACTTTTTGTAAATTTTTTAAGGCATACCAGCATTGAACCGACTTTTCGGAATCGTGCCATTTGGCGTGTTTTTTGGAAATCGTAAAAAGTGCATTTGGTAGAATGTGTATGGAAGGAGGAACATGGACCAAATCACAAAGGTGAGAGAAGCGATAGAAACTTATGGGCGTCCGATGTGGGTTGCCTATACAACGAAGCAGGAGCGTGATGCTATTGCTGGGGATGTGTTGGCTGAGATGCTGGCGGGGGCAAGGAGAGAGGTGCCGAGGGATGAGCGGTACCGAACCTTGATGCGTTGGGCGGAAGCCAATGTGTTCGCGGAGGTCACTACCAAGATGGTGATGGAGATGGCTGAGGTGAGCAGGGCTACAGCCCTGAAGTTGGTTGGGGAACGCCCCGATGTGTTCAAGCCATTGAAGCGCGGTGTTTGGGAAGTGCGGGATGCGACTGCCGATAGGCAGGCTGACCGAGCCTGATTGACAGAGGGGCAGGGACGGGATACACTGAGGGTATGGAGGAGGGAACCATGACCGAAGAACTCAGAAAATATAGGACTTACGCAAGCGAGGAAGAGGCGCTCATTGAGCGTTTTGAGAAACTCGCTAAGCGCGCCAAGAAGTTGGGTGTTGAGCCTCCCCGCTTTGAGGTGGTCAACAGATACGAGGCAGAGTACACCCCTCTTGTCGGCAAAAAGTTTCCTGTCGCCGCTATTGAGTACATCATTCACGAGGCAAAGGTTGCCCTTGAAGGTGGCTGGCAATTCATCGGTGTCATTGAGCGTGGTGCCGAAGCCAACATCGTGTTGGGTTTGAAGGAACACGCCGAACTGTTCAAGCAGTTCCAAAAAGTTGACCTCGTTTGTGAGCATTGCCAACTGAAGAGGCAACGGGCTAAGACCCTGATTGTCCGCAACGAAGTTGGTGAGGTCAAGCAGATTGGTGTTGACTGTGTTCGCGACTTCCTCGGTCACGAGCCACCTCGCTTGTGGGAATTTTTCGCTGAGGACGAGTATCCAGATACAGACTTCCGTGAGATGGAAAGCGATTTCCGCACACTTCATTCCGCTTGGGAATATGTCCTAACGGCATTTCGCATTGCTGAAGTCAGAGGTTTCACCGCAACTCGCGATGCCGATGGCATGTTGTTGCAAAACAGCACCAAGGATTTGGTACAGGATGCTTTGAGGAGCAGGGAAGAGTTGGCAAAGTATCCGCTCGGTGACGAGGTTTACCAAAAGGCTGAAGCCGCATTTGACTGGATTGTCAAACTTGAAACGGATGACACTTTCCTTCAAAGCCTAAAGCAGATTGTACTTACGGGTTTCCCGAAGCCAAAGTACATTGGTATTCTTGTGAGCATCGTAAAAGCACACCCTCGGTTCCTTCAAGGTGAAGAGGTCGCCAAAAAACAGGTTGAGGAGCAGGCGAAACTTACGCAGGTAGTTGAAGGCAAGCAGGAAATCGTTGGTGTGGTCCTCACCCAATACTGGAAAGATACGGATTACGGTATGCGACAGGTAATGGTCGTGTTGGATGACCGCGGCTTCAAGGTGTGGGGAACGGTTCCCGCAAGCATTGACCCGAAGGAGGGCTACCGTGTTAAATTCAGCGCTGGTGTTTCGGCTGGCAACGAATTTGGTTTCGGTTTCTTTTCCCGCCCAACAAAAGCAGTAATCCTAGATGAACCAAAGGTGGCATTATGAACATGTTTATTTTCACTTCGTTGATTGTCGTGACATCGGTCGGCGGAACTCTTGCCGCCATCAAGTTCATGCGTTCACCAAAGAACCCCGACATTGAGCGTTACAAAGCAATTCATATTCCTGTATGGGTGAATCAAAACGAGTTCGGGTCAATGTTGATTGAGCAGATGTTGGTGTCAGCGTTCCGTCAAGCCATGGACAACTCCAACGCTTTACGCAAAAACATTTCAGATGTTCAACAGGAACGACTGTTTACTGACTTTTTGGAAATCTCACATTCTTACGCTGAGGGCATGGTCCGTCGGTACACAGAACCCGACTTTTACTAAACCCCTGTTCATCCCTATCTGGTGCGGTGCTGACCGTACACTCGCCTTTGTCCAAGACCCGCGGGTTGATTCACGAAAGTGATGATGCTTGCGGATTTTTTTAAGGTAAACATGAACAACAACAAAAAGCGCAAAATGGTTGCCTTGAAAGTTTTGGAAACAAGCGGAGTGGACCACCCCGCCCACCTTGAAGAAGGTTGGATAGTAATGAAAAGCGCTAATGCTACGGAGGCAACTGTGAGCGAACAAGTGGAAGTTATGGACGAAACGCTGGAACAAGCGTATATTGAGCGTGTCGTTGAACTAGAAAAGGCTCTTGAAGCCTCCCAAGCCGCAATGCGAAAGATGTACGACGGCGACATGGAAGATGCCGACGAAGAAGAAGAAGATGATGACGACATGGCAAAAATGTCAAAGAAGAAGAAGAAGATGCCTGACTTCATTCAAGACAAGATTGATGCCAAAGAAGATGATGAAGATGAGGAGACGATGAAGTCTCTGATGAAGTCGCTTCCTGAGCCAGTCCGCGAAATGTTAGAAAAGGCACAGGGCGAAGCCAATGTTGCCCGTGAGGAACTCCGCAAGGAGCGCCAAGAGCGCCGCAACGAGGAATTTGTTGCTAAAGCCGCAGAATGGAACCATTTGACGATTGACGCCAAAGAGTTCGGTCCTGCTCTTGCTCGTTTGAGCGAAATTGATGCGAACCTTAGCCAAATGGTTGAGAAGGCTATGAGCGGCGCAAACGCGCAAGCAGAGTCGGCTTCAATCTTTGATGAGATTGGTCGTCCAGTTCGCTCGGATGATAACTCCGCCTATGCGAGAGTTGAAACCATGGCAAAGGCTGCTGTTGCTTCTGGAGAGTTCGTAACTCTTGAGCAGGCAATCGCAGGCGTTGTTGTTAAAAACCCAGACCTCTACGCGGCATACCGCGCCGAGTCCCGCTAAGCACGAAGGAAAAGCGCAATGGCATACGAAATCAGTAATTACACCCTCAAAATCACTCTTGAGGCTGGCGCAGACTTGTCTGCTGCTCAGTACAAGTTTGTGAAAATCTCTGCTGGTAAAGCAGTTGTTTGCTCAGGCGCCACGGACATTCCAATCGGCGTTCTTCAGAACAGCCCAATCTCAGGTGGAGAAGCCTCCATCTTGGTTGCTGGCGGCACGAAACTCGTTGCTGGTGCGGCTATCGCGGCTGGCGTTGTCATCGGTACTTCCAGCACTGGTAAGGCTGATGCGAAGGTTGCAGGAACCGATACAACAGAATACGCAGTTGGAGTAGTAATTCTTCCTTCAGGTGCCGATGCTGACATTCTTACAGCAGTAATCAACTGCGCTAGTCCAAACCGCGCAGCGTAATCAGGAAACACAGGAGCAGATAACACATGCCACAGCCAACACAAACACAGGTCCATGTTGACGCGATTCTGACCAACATCAGCGTCGCTTACTTTCAACAGAACCAGAACTTCATCGCAACACGGGTTTTCCCTGTTGTGCCAGTCTCTAAGCAGAGCGACAAGTTCTTCACCTACACCAAGAACGATTGGTTCCGCGATGAGGCTCAGCGCCGTGCGGATGCAACCGAGTCTGCTGGTGGCGGCTACAACCTCTCAACTGACTCATATCAGGCTGATGTTTATGCTTTCCACAAGGACATTGGTGACCAGACTCGTGCGAACGCCGATGCTCCAATCAATGTTGACCGTGAGGCGGCAGAGTTTGTTACCTCGCGTTTGATGCTGAAGATGGAAACACAGTTCGTCAGCAACTTTTTCACCACTGGTATTTGGGGAACCGATACCACGCCAAGCAACCTGTGGAGTGATTACACCTCTTCGGACCCAATCGGAGACATTGAGAGTGGCAAGCGCGCCATCTTGAGCGTCACTGGCTACGAGCCAAACACTTTGGTTCTTGGTTACGATGTGTTCATTCAGTTGAAGAATCACCCTGACCTTGTTGACCGCATCAAGTACACCACGAGCAATGTCCTCACAGAAGATGTGATGGCAAGCCTGTTCGGTGTGCCTCGCGTGATGGTCGCAAAGAGCGTCAAAGCCACAAACAACGAAGGTGCAACTGGCGCCTATGCGTTCAACTACGGCAAGAACGCCCTTCTTACTTACTCCGCTCCATCAGCAGGATTGCTACAGCCTTCGGGCGGTTACATCATGTCGTGGACTGGTGTTTCGGGTGGTTTGGGTCAAACTGTTGGCGTGTCGCGTATGCGTATGGAACAGTACAAGGCTGACCGTGTTGAAGCCGAAGTGGCTTTTGACATGAAGGTCATTGGTTCGGACCTCGGTTACTTCTTCTCCGCTTGCGTAGCATAGTAGGGGGCGCCAATGGCTAACCGACTTACTAAAGGCAAGGGTCTATTTGGTTCGCTTCGTACAAGCGGTCCTGTTGCTGTCAATACTTTGACCGCAAAGACCACTGTTACGACTTTGACTGATGCCGCTGAAACTTTGACTGCCGCTATGGTTGTCACGAACGGCGGGTTGCTTGTTGGTACTCCTTCTGCTTCGCGGGCTAAGACAATTCCTACGGGAACTCTTACTTGTGCGGCGTTGAAGGGCTACGCAGTGGGCGACACTTTTGAGGTCAATGTTGTTAACTTGGCTTCTTCTACTTATCCACTCGTTATTACGGCTGGTACCGATGCGACCATTGTTGGTGCAGCCTCGGTGAGTGCCGCAACATCGGCTACATTCAAGGTTCGCGTATCCGCTGCTAATACGGTAGTTTGGTACAGAACAGCATAAGCGCTAGGGTCAAGTGACCTTGGTGTTCTACTTTTGAGAGAGTTTTATGGCATTTAGAGTTCTAAAACCTATTTCCGCTGATGATGGTTCCATTATTCCTACTGGCACTCTTGTTGAGGCTGAGGGTTGGCGGAATCTTCGGGCTTTGATTAACGGTCGCTATTTGGGCGAGGTTTCTGTTGTTGAGGTCGCTGTTGTTGACGAGGCTGTTGATGCTGAGGTAGTAAAACCGAAGGCTAAGAAGGCAAAAGTTGTTGAGGAAGTGACTGACAATGACAATCTCTAATTATGGTGAGTTGGCGTTTCTTGATACGCTTCGCAATGTTTCTTTTGCTGTCACACAACCTTATGTGAAGTTGCATTTGGGTGACCCGGGCGAGGCTGGTACTTCTAACCCTGCTGTTGAGGCAACTCGTAAATCGGTGTCATTTTCGGCGGCTTCTTCTGGCTCTATGGCGACTTCGGCAACGATTACTTGGACGAATGTGTCTACGACTGAAACTTATAGTCATTGGTCATTATGGGATGCGTTAACCTCTGGCAACTGTTTGTGGACTGGTGCTTTCAGTTCTTCGGCGGCGGTAACTGCTGGTGACACTTTTCAAATCACTTCGCTCACGCTGACCTTAGATTAGTTAGGTAGCCCGTTGTGGCTATCATAAAACGGTTTACGCTGGATGATGCCCTGCTGGGCGTCTTGGATGGTGATTCTTTCCTTGATGGTATTCAGGGGGAGGTTGCTACTGGTAGCGGTTCTGGTTCTCAAACTGGCGTAGGTTTACGCACTGCTGTTACTACGGCTGAGGGTTACGGCGACTCGGACCCGTTTGGTCCTTCTGGAAATGACACGGTTGTAATTCCTTGTCGTGTTGCTACGGGTGATGGTGTTTCTGGTGGTAGCGCTGACCGTGTAGTCGTTGTTTTGCGTGATGCGACTGGTTCGGGTTCGGGTTCTGATTCCGCAGTTGGTTTGTATTCGGCGGTGAGGTCCGCATCTGGAAGTGGTGCTGGTGCTGGGATTGCGGATGGCGCTAGGACGGTTATTAAGATTGCTACTGGTTCTGGTGCGGGTTCTGAGGTTGTAAGTAAGGTTTTGACCAGTATTCGCACGGCTGCTGATTCGGCTGCTGGCGATGGTGATGCGATTGGGGTTGTTACTCGTTTCGTGTCGGCTTCTGGTTCTGGTTCTGGTGGTTCTCAGGTTTCTGTTGCTTATGAGGCTTACAGGTCTGCTTACGGTTCTGGTGGTAGCGATACAGGCGATTCGGCTGACGGTGAGGTCACGCGCGCCCGCATGGGCGCTGGAAGCGGTGTGGGCGGTTCTAGCGTTGCTACTTTGGTTACGAGTTTTGCTGTTGGTTCGGATGCCGCGGCAGGTAGTGGTGAGGCGTCAGGGTTTTCTACGCGGGCAAGGACGGGTGCTGCTGCTGGTTCGTCGGGTGAGGATGCGATTGGTGTTCGCATAGTTTTACGCACTGCTTTAGGTAGCGGTGTTGGTAGTCAAGCCGCTGACGGTCTGCATATCGCGCCTCGGTTGGCTTCTGGTGAAGGTTTTGGTGGTAGCAGTATTGCTACTTTGAGAACTGTTTTTGGGGTGGCGTTGGATGCTGCTTCTGGTTCTGCGGCGGTTGTTTCGTTGTTGACGGTTATTCGGTCTGCTTCCAATAGCGGTTCATCGGGTGCGGTGTCTGAAGGGTTAATAGATGTTCCTATTGCTTTGGCTGATGGTTCGGTTTCGGCAGATGGGGCGAGTCTCGCGGTTGCCGTTAGCGGGGTAGCACTAAAGGTAGATGCAGACGGTTCTACACTGGCTGTTTTGGCAAGCGGAAATGCAGGAACGGTGGCGCTGGGATAATTTATGGCTGATATTACAATCAAGTTTGGGGACAGGCTTCCTAAGGTTTCGCGCCAGTTTTTGCAGGATGGTGCTGCTGTTGATTTGACTGGGGCTACGGTCGCTTTCAACATGTTTAGAGCCTCTACGGGCGTTCAGGTCATCACTAATGGCTCTTGCACGGTGGTTACTGCGGGAACAGGCAGTGTTGAGTATCCGTGGACTGCCACCGATGCGACTCTGGTAGCGGACTTCTATTTGGCAAGTTTTACCGCTACTTTCAGTGGTCCCCGATTGCTTACTGCACCAAACGACGGGATGTTGACGATTCAGATTGTTGGGACGACTGCGGCTGACTGGTCATACACAGGTAATCCTTCTAGTCGGACCATTGACAAGGTGCGGTTTTTGTGTGGTGACACCAATAGCGCCAACCAACAGATTATGGACGATGAGATTGTTTTCTTGTTGACCGAGTGGAACAGCGATGCGTATACGGCGGCGGCGTTTGCTTGTGAAGCCATTGCTGGCAAGTTCCAAGCGAAAGCAGATTATTCGCGCAGTGTTGGCGATTTGTCTATTTCTACACAGTTCGGCGCTTCGGCTAAGGGTTATATGGATAGGGCTACGCGACTTCGTGCTTCGGCTTTGAGGGCTGCCCCACCATCACCAAACTGGGATGTTGACGGCTATCCAGAATCTTCGGATATGACGATTGGTTTTGGACGGAACATCGGTTTCGGTTCGGCGGTTATGCCACCAGTGCAGGATTATCCTGAATGACGATTGAGGCGGCTTTTCTTGACCTGATGCCCTCAACAGTGACGGTCTATGCGAAGTCGTCTGCTGACGCCTACAGCAAAGTTACTTTTAGTGCTACAGGTGTGGCTACCCGTTGCCGAGTTCAGCAGACTGGCAGGGTGGTAAAAAGCGCCGACAACCGCGATGTTTATGAAACGGGTGTCATCATTTTTTATGGAAGCCCCACCATCACAGAGGATTCTAAGATTGTGCTTCCTGACGGCTCAACACCACTGATTCATTCCATTCGTACATACAACGATGAGGACGGCGGAAACCACACCACTGTTTCGTTCGGTAGTTGATATGGCGCGTTCTAAGCGGATTATTGTCCTAGACGGTTTGCCTAGCCTGTATCGGACTTTTGGTGCGGCTGTAGATGGCATCATGCCCGCTATGGAACAGGCGTTGTATGCGGAAGCCCAAAACATTTTGGCTGATTCCCGCAAAGAAGTCCCGTTCCTGACTGGCGCTTTGTCTGCTTCTGGTCGTGTCCATGACCCGTACACCGCAAACAACACGGCGATGGTTGAAATCACTTACGGCGGTGCAGCAGGCGGCGAGGTTGATGTTAACTATGCGATTATCCAACACGAGAACACAAGTTTTGTTCATGCCGAGGGTCGCAAGTCGCACTATTTGGAGGACCCAGTTTTGCGCGCCAAAGAAGGTATGCAGGACCGTTTGGCAAAGAAAATTAACGCTGTTTTGAGGCGTCGTGCAGAGTACGAGCAATGGTGGCAGGAGACTGAATATGGCGATTCTTGATTCGTTGGCAACATACCTTCAGACCCAAGGGCAAGGTACGGTTGCTACAGACATTTTTTTGACTCGGATGCCTGACACCCCTGATGCTTGTGTGACTTTGTATGAGTCGCAAGGCGTTGGACCGTCGCACACTTTTGGCGCAAGCGTGTATGCGATTGACCACCAAAGGATTCGTGTGATGTGTCGCGCTGGACGCAATGATTATCCCACTGCGCGTAGCAAGGCGACCGCTATCCGTAACATTTTGGGTGCTGTTCGTAACACCACTTTGTCTGGTGTGGGTATTTTGAGCATTTTGGCTACTTCGGAGATTTACCCATACACACGGGATGGCGACGACCGTCCTCTTATCGGATGCGATTTCACGGTATGGCTGAGTTAGGCGATGAACAGCCAATAATCAATGCTTACGGCGGTGTAAATCAGGACGACGAACCTCGCTGCTGGCGCTGCAAGAAGATGCTCGCCGTCAAAGTAACTAGACCATGGGTTATCATTTGTCACCGTTGTAAGGCTAGGAACAGCGTCTAATAGTTGACTCAAGATGACCGTTCGGTTACACTTTAGGTCAGCACAGGTTATTAAGTAACCCACCGAAAGGTCGCCCCGCGGGGTGTCAATCCCCCAAGCACAACTCCGACGAGGAGGACAAGCGCAAATAATACTGGCAGTTGTCCACATGGCTTTCTGCTTTTTTATCCGCCTACCAAAGAGGTATCTATGGCTCGTTATCTGACAGCAATTATTTCATTAAGTTTTTTATCCATCCTGTATTCGGTAGGGGTGGTTGATTCAATGGCGTCGGCGCCTGTGGTTGTTTCCAACGCCGCCGAGGGGCGGGTTGCCGAGGAACCTGCCTTTGTGTTGCCGCAAGTTTTTAAGCACGGAGATTGTTCGTGGGTGCCATCGGTTGCCTTGGCGGCAGGGTGGAAATCGCACCAGTTGCCACGCCTCATGCACATTATTGCCCGCGAGTCAGGGTGTTGCCCGAGGCGCATCGGCGGGTCGGTCGTAGATAAGAATTGTGGTTTCGTCAAAATGGCTACCATGAGCCATCCGTCAGACAGTGGTTTGACCCAACTCAATGGCTGTCACTGGAAACCTGACCACCCACAATATGCAGGTTTGCTTTGTAAGCAAATGGGGATTTGTACGCAGGAACCGTTGCTGGACCCGTTCACAAATTTGAAAGCCGCAAAACTTTTGCATGATGTTGCTGGTTGGCAACCTTGGGCGATACCCGTTAACTAAACAGGTGTAAACCCTGCTGTAAGGGTGATGCGTTCTACAATCGGGCTGTTATTCGTGTCCCTGTGACCTCGGCATCGCCCGCTCGTACCCATGTGGTCTGGACGATTCTGGGGTAGAGGTGCGCCTTATCTCAGGAGTTTAGATGCCGAAATACCTCGTAAAACAAGGACTGGAGTACCCGCCGAACCGTGTTGTTTTGGCTGGGGAAATTGTTGACGACATTCCTTCGCGCTCAATTAAGTGGCTCCGCGAACAAGGCATTATTGAACCTGCTGATGCGAACGCCAAGGCTGCTGCTGAAGAGCCTGTGGTTGAAGAACCAATCGTTGAAGAAACACCTGTTGTTGAGGAAGTAGCAGTTGTGGAAGCACCTGAGGCTGAAGAGCCACAAGAAGAAAAGAAGGCAAAGTAATGGCTTTTATTCACGGCAAAGACACCGTAGTTTTACACGGCGCTTATGCGTTGACCGCTTTCCTTAATGACGGCTCAGTTTCGTCTGATGTGGAGACTGCCGAAACGACCAGTTTTGGAAATAGCGCCAAAACCTATGTGACGGGTTTGAAGGACGGGACCATTTCCGCTTCTGGCATGTTTGACGGCGCAGCAAGCGCTGTAGACGAAATTTTGACAGCGAGCATTGGCTCAGATTTGCTTTCACCTGTTACTTTGGGTGTCAGCGGAACCACAATCGGCAATCGCGTAGCCTTGCTTCAAGCAAAAACCACTTCGTATGAGGTTTCGTCACCTGTAGGTGATGTTGTTTCCGTGTCGTATGACGCTCAGGCTGACGGCGGCATTGATTACGGTGTCTCATTGGCGGCTTTGGGTTCAGTATCCGCAACCACCAACAGCACTTCGGTAGACAATGCTGCTTCTACCGCCAATGGTGGTCTTGCCCAGTTGCATGTCACCGCAAACTCACGGTCCGCTAATGCGACCTTCAAAATTCAACATTCAGCCGATAACTCAACTTGGGCAGACTTGACTACTTTTACTGTCGTTTCTACGGCAGTTACAACTTCGGAACGGGTCGCAGTTGCGGCTGGCACCACCGTTAACCGATACCTACGGGCGCAGGTAACACTCGCTTCTGGTACAGGCTCAATCACATATCAAACATCTTTCGCACGGAGGTAAATCGTGGCGTTCGTACATGGCAAGTCAGCAGTATTCAAGTTAGACAACTCATCGGGTACACTCGTTGATTATTCGTCGTATCTCAACGATTTAAGTCTCAGCCGAGACATTGAGACAGCAGAAACCACAACCTTCGGGGTTGCTGGTTCAGCAAAAACCTACATCGTCGGTCTTTCGGATGCTACTTTCAGCATCAGCGGACTGTTTGATGCGACGGCAGATGGAACGCTTGCTGGTGTTCTCGGTTTTGCAACTCCTTTGGAGTTTGAATACGGTCCAGCAGGTTCCTCTGGTGGTTTAATCAAATACTCAGGTAATTGCATTATGACCTCGTATGAGATTTCAGCAGCAGTAGGAGATGCCGTTCAGGCGTCCGCAGACTTCCAAGTGACGGGTGCTATCACTCGTGGCACTTGGTAGTGATGAACCAATAGGTGCATCAAACCCACAAACATAGGAGAAATATCGTGTCCCTTCGTGACCGCATTATTGCAGTAGACGACCTCCAACGCGAAATCGTAACGATTGAGCAATGGGGTCTTGAAGTAGAAGTTCGTGGAATGAGCGGTGCGGCAAGAGCCGCCATCGTTCAAGATGCCGCTGACAACAACGGTTCAATCAACTTCGGTAAGTTGATGCCTGAAATCGTGCTGTCTTGCACCTTTGACCCTGAAACGGGTGAGCAGGTGTTTGCCGCCGAGGACAAGGAACTCATCATGGCGAAGTCTGGTGCTGCTTTGGAAAAAATTAACACGGTCGCGATGCGATTGTCTGGATTCGGGGCTGATGCTATTGACGCCGCGGGAAAAGACTCCTCATCAACACCGAAAGGCGGTTCCTCTACGATTTAGCGGAGAAGTTGGGGCGGACGGTATCTGAACTGTTGTACGGTTCGCCCGCCCATCTCCCTATCACCTCTGCTGAAATCGTTGAGTGGGCTGCTCTGTATAAGTTGAGAGCATACGACGCGGAACAGGCAAACAAACGACGCAAGAGGTAAGTAGTGGCTGAAGATATTGAAGTAATTGCGCGGCTTGGCTCCGTAGATGAAGGAATGGTTGACGGGTTTCGTCAAGCCACTAAAGCCGCCGCGCAATTACAACAACAAACAAGTCAAGTAAGTAAAGGTTTAATCGCGGCTGGTGCTGCGGTTGGTGCTGCTGCCTTTGCTATGTATAAGTTTGGCAAAAGTTCGTTTGATTCCGCTGCTCGTGTTTCCGAACTTAATGTGGCTATTGATGCGATTGGTAAGTCGTCTGGTGTTGGTGCCAAAACGATAAATGAAACCGCAAAGGCTATTGCTAAGCAAGGTATTGAGATGGCGGCTGCTCAGCAGATGGCTATTGAGTACGCGCAAGGCAACTTGAACATGGCTCAAGCCGCCGAAATTGCTCGTGTCGGTCAAGACTTAGCAGTTATTTCGCAGAAGAACTCTACGGATACTGCCCAGTTGTTGACTCGTGCTATCAAAACGGGTAACAGCATGTTGTTGAAATCTGCTGGTGTTTCTCGTATGGCGTCTGAGGGTTACGCGGATTATGCTCGCCAGTTAGGCAAAAACAGTACCCAGTTGACTGCTACTGAACGCCAACAGGCAATCATCAACCTTATTTTGGATGAGGGCGCGAAGGTTGCAGGCGTTTATGAAGCCGCCATGCAAGAACCAGGTAAGGTTTTGCGTTCGTTCCCACGGTTGTTGAACGATATGCAGGTGGCTTTCGGTGGGGCTTTGTTGAAGGGCTTTGGTCCAATGATTAAAGCCGCCTATGACTTAACGAACGCTTTTTCTAAGTCGGTTAAGGAAGGTGGGGCGCTTTATCCGTTTATTACGGAGTTGGGTTCCGCGTTAAAAATCTTGTTGACTCCTTTTAAGGAGATGATTGTTGGTTTGACCAACACGATTAAACGCTTTAAGGAGATGGGTTTTTCTGCTGATGGGGCGGCTAAGTCAATCCAAAAGTTTGCGCCGTTTGTTTTGGCGGCGGCTACGGCGTTGTCTACTTTGGCTGGTAGAGGCATATTGCAGATAATCCCAGGGTTGAAAGGTTTTGCTAAATTCCTTAATCCTGTTACCGCTGGTATTGCGGTTTTGATTGCATTGAACCCGAAGTTGAGGGATGGCTTCATGCGAATCGGGAAAGCATTGATGCCGTTGATTCCCGCGTTTTTGGCTATCGGTAAAGCGATTGCCGATGCAACTACCGTTGTTGTGGACAATTTGGGTTCTATGGTTGATGTGCTTTCTGGTCCTTTAGCAAGTGTCATCAATGTGGTTGCTGATGCGTTTAAGTTTATGGCTTATTTTATTTCGGCTATCAGCCCTGTTTTGCAGCCGCTCATTATTTTGTTCGGTGTCAAATATGTGGCTAGTTTGTTGGCTGTTCAAGTGGCGACGATTAAAACGGCGTTTGCTTCTGGTTCTTTGGCAGCGCAAACAGGAATTTTAGGAAAGGTTGTTGCTGCTACCTCAAGGTTGTGGACTCAATACAACTACAACTTGTTTGAAACGAAAAAAATCATGCCTGCTCTAAAGGCAACATCGGTCGCTACTTTTACGGCTATCAAGGGTGCGATTATGTCCACGATGGCGGCTTTGGGACCGATGCTTCTGATTACCGTCGGAATTATGGCGTTGATGAAGGTGTTTCAAGCCTTCTCTGACCGCAATAAGCAGTTAGAAGAACGCACGAAAGCATTGACGGAGGCTGCTAACTCTCAAGTTAAAGCACTCGCGAAAAATCGTGTTGAGTTGGGCAACTATTTGCAGTCAACAAAAATGACTGGGAAAACGATTGCTCAAACTGCTGAGGATGGCGAGAAACTCACGAGCGCTCTGTATGGTGTTGGTCGGGAAGCCGCAGATTCAATCGGCGTCCTCCAATCGTTTCAAGAGAACACCTATGAGGCTGCTTATGCTTTGGCTCTTGCCAAAACTGGGAGTGCCGAGGCGGCTCAAGAAATCGCCAGCGCTGTTTCCAAGTTTGACAGGTCAGCACAAATCGTCGCTACTGTGTCTGCGGAATACAAAGATTTGGCGTTGGCGTTGGAAGAAATTGATGACCAGTCTGAAAAAACGGATATTTCTAAGTTCGTTCAGGGTCAGTTGGATGCTGTTGCCGCGTTGGGTAAAGAGGAAGCCGCTCTTGTTGCCGCGACGAAAGCACAGGTTGAAGCCGACTATGCGAAGCGCGGCGACACGAATACAACGAGAATGTATTTGGACATCCAAAGCAAAGTTGGCAAAGAGTTAATTGCTTTGGCTAAATCGCAGGAAAAGCAGGCGACCGCTACGGATAAAGCCAAAATTGCTACAAAGTCTATGGTTCAACGCTTGCAAGAGTTGAAGGGTGCCGCTGATGACGGCAAGGTTTCTGCCGAGGAAATGGCTAAGGCGCTTTATGGTCTTGAGGCTTTTGCTGCTGTTGACACCGCAAAGGGCATTATGGAAATGCGAAAAGGCATGACCGATTTGATGGACACGGTGAAGGAAAGCAAAGGCAACTTTGATGGTTTGACTTCGGCTGGTTTCCAGTTGTTTGACATGGTTGCAAGCAACGGCGTCAAGATGCGCGAATTAGGTAAAAGCAACGAAGAAGTTGCAGCAATGCAAACCGTCCTCATTGAGCGGTTTATGGGTTCGGCTAAAGCAGCAGGGTTCACTGACACTGCCGTGAAACAGTTGTTGGACTCAATGGGAATGTTGAGTGGTTTCCGCCCGAAAGTGGTCATTGACGCCGACATTAAGGGCTTTGAAGCAAAAATTAAGGCTGTTTATGCTTCGCTTGAGGCGTTGGCGGCTGGAACGAACGATAATCAACTTCGCAAAGAATACTTGGACATGCTTAGCGGCTACAAGCAGGCTATGGCGGCGTTGCAGAAGGAATCTAACGCTTACAACACCTACAACAGCCAGTTAACGAAGGTTCAGCAGAACGCTAAGGGTGCGGCTAAAGAAACCAAAGAGGTAACCCGCGAGAAGGAGCGTTTGCGCGCCGCCATCATCAAAGTGGTTAAAGACGCTTTGGACAAAGAAATCAAAAAACTTGAAGAATTAAAGGCAAAACTAGATGCCTTGAAGTCGGCTACCGAAGATGCGATTATGGGTGGTTACGATTTTGGTGCTGCTTTGGCTACCGCTAAAGATGAAGCACAAAAAACCAATGACAAGTTGCAGGCGCTTCGTGACCAAATGATTTCTTTCCAAGATGGTGTGTCGGACGCTGTTTCTGGCTCTTTCCTGATGGCGGATGCTTTAGGGGCGCAAAAACAGGCTGCTGATGAGTTGGCTGCTGCTAATCAGGATTTGATAGGCGCACAATATGATGTCGCCGCGGCTAATGCGATGGTGGAATCGGCTTCCGAGAAGTATTTGTCGGCTAGGGGCAGGAAGGCTCGCCGCGAGGCTTTTGAGGAGTTGCAAAAAGCGGCTGCTGATTTGATTCCTGTGCAGCAAAAGTTGGCTGATGCGACCGATGTTGCTTCGTTGGCGCAGGCTAAACAGATTTCGTTTTTGGAGCGTTTGCAACAGCAAGCGGACCGCGCTAAGGGTTTTGCGGCAAAGTTGCAGCAGTTGGTTTCGCTTGGTTTAAGCGAAAAGGGTTTGCAAGAGATTGTTTCTGCTGGTGCTGAGACTGGCGGCGCTATGGCAGATGAACTCATCAAGGGTGGTTCTGGTGCTATTAAACGCACGAACGAGTTGTTTGCCGAAATTGGGGAAGTTGCCAAAAAGACTGGCATGAATTTGGCAGACAATTTCTACAAGATTGGTACCGATGTTGGCGCAGACTTCATTGCTGCTTTGGCTCGTCAGGCAAACAACGCAGAGAAGTTCTCCACAAGAGTTAAAGAGTTGGTTGCCGCAGGTTTCGCTCCTGAGGCTATACAACAGGTATTGAACGCTGGCGTGACGGCTGGTACCGAGATTGCTGACGCTTTGTTGGCTGGTGGTCAGCAAGCGGTTACGGAGTCAACGGCGTTGCATGATTCGCTTCGGGCTACTGCCGATTCGTTAAAAACTTTGTTGGGTGACAAGTTTTATCAAACAGGTATTGATTTGGCACAAAAGATTGTGGATGGTTTACAGGCAAAATTGGATGAGTTGGAGGACTTGTTGCCTGATATGGACATTCCGACTTTGAAGGCTACTTTGGGTCAAGTTACGGCTGATGTTCAAAGTATTGTTACCCCACCAGCCGCTTTTACCCCTGCTGCCAGCGCTTTTAAGCCTGAAGATTTTGTTATTGATTACGCACAAATAGAAAACTTGCAGAAAGAGTTGATGACATTTGATTGGTCAAATATCAGAATGTTTGCAGACGGCGGAATCGTAAAATCCGCGCAATTAGGTATCGTAGGCGAGAGCGGTCCTGAGGCAATAATTCCGTTGGATAGGTTGAACTCTATGGGCGGCGGCGGCGGAACAACAATCAATTTGACGGTTAACGCGGGCATGGGTGCCGATGGCAGGAACATTTCGGACACGATTGTAAACGAACTCATCAAGTATCAGCGTCGTAACGGCAAGATTCCTGTGGTGACACTCTGACATGCCACAGACAATGCCGTGGGGTGCGGAATACACCCTTTTAGGTGAGTTCAACTTACCGTCAAACATTTTTACTTTGGATGATGCGACGCTCGGAGTTTTGGATGGCAACTGCTATTTAGACGGTCGCACAGAGGACGATTTGACGGACCGTTTGCAGTCGGTGGAGATAAGCCGCGGACGCCACGACCAGTTCCAAGATTTTCAGGCTGGGACGATGCGATTGACGCTTTCCAACAATGACCGCGAACTTGACCCTGTAAACACCGCGTCACGCTATTTTGACCCTGTTTCTGGAACATCTGGAGTCACAATTCGTCGCAAAGTTACCCTCAAGTATCAAAATACCAAGATTTTTACTGGGCGTATCACCGATATTGATATTGCTTACGACCCAACATCCAGTCCGAACACCCGTTCCACGGTCACGATTGATGCCGCCGACGACTTCGTTTTGCTTGCCAACACCACCTTGGATGAGGTTTTGCCCACATCACAGTTATCGGGCGCTCGGGTCAATGCGATTCTTGCTTTGCCTGAAGTCAACTACACGGGTCCAACCAGCATTGACACGGGAACAGTCCTCTGTTTGGACGACCCGATTGCAGAACAAACTAGAACGATTGATGCGTTGCAGGCGGTCGCAGCAACAGAACGCGGCTACCTGTATTTCAAGGGTGACGGCACCCTTGTGTTTACGGACCGTATTACAGGCTCACCAATTCCGCTCAAAATCTTTGCTGATGACGGCACAGGGCAAGAATATGAGTCTTTGTCCATTGTTTACGGGCAAGAAAACCTGTTTAACCGTGTTGTTTGTACGCCGATTGACTCGGTGACTCCTAGCGTTGCCGATGATGCTGCTAGTCAAGCCACTTTTGGTATCGCAACCCTTTCCATTGGCGGTCTGCTCTGCTCGGACGCCAACGCGCAAACGCTCGCCAACTACCTGTTAGCCCTCTACAAAGACCCGTCGTACCGCTTTGACGGTATGGGTATCACTTTCATGGGCAACAACATAGGGTTGGTTTCTCAACAAGAAATCATCAACCTTGACTTGGGCGATGTGGTCCGAGTGGTCAAAAACTTTGCTATCGGCACACCAACCTCGGTTTATCAGAATGTCGCGATTGAACACATTGACCATGCGATTACACCACAATCTCACAACATCACTTTCCGTTACGCCCCAGCGCCGTTCACAACGATAACTCGCACGGCAACTGGTTCTGGCACAGGCACTCAAACGGCTTCAGGGTTGAGGATTACAGGAAAAACTGCTGAAGGCACTGGTGGCGCTACCGCTGGTGATAGTGCTACGGGTGTTCGCGTTGCTTTGAGAACGGCTACAGGCTCAGGCTCAGGCTCCGAAACGGCTACCCCGCTCGTTACGAGGGTGGCTGTAGCAACGGGTTCAGGCTCAGGCTCCGAAACCGCTTCGTTCACAATTCTGTTTGTGTTGGAGTTGGATTCGGCTACGCGAGGCTTACTAGATACGAACATTCTCGGTAACTAGGGAATGGTTTACTAAGGAAAATACAAGAAACTCTTAGAATAGGACAACTCATGGCAAGACAGACATTTACTTCCGGGCAGGTGCTTACTGCGGCGCAGATGGGAACGCTGCAAAGTAGCGTTTGGAGCGACGATGTAAACGCCCAAACAGGCACCTCGTACACATTGGTTCTCGCGGACTCAGGAAAACAGGTCACGATGACCAATGCGTCTGTTTCCACTTTGACGGTCCCGCCGAACTCCTCTATCGCGTTTGCTATCGGTGTCCGTATTCAGGTCATTCAGTTGGGTGCTGGAGCGGTAACTTTGACAGCAGGCGCAGGAGTAACAATTAATAGCCTTGCCACATCTTTTGAAATGGCACAATATCAAGTCGCTACCCTCATCAAGACTGCTACAGACACTTGGGTTGCTAACCTCGGTGCGGCTGGTGGTGGCGCAGATGTTTTACAAGTACAAGTTTTTAGTTAGGAGATAACAGATGGCAACATTTACTAAAGCAAAACTGTCAGGCTCAACTGATGGTAAGGCAATCAAAGTCACGGGTACTGCTACTGCTGGTGCGGTGACGGTGCATACGGCTGTCGCTGGTACGACGGCTGGTGTGTTTGACGAGATTTGGTTGTATGCGAACAACACTTCTGCTTCCGCTGTAAAGTTGACGATTGAGTGGGGTACTGCTACTGCCGCTGATGGAAACATTGAATTAACTATTGCCGCTGAGTCAGGTTTAGTGCTTGTAATCCCAGGCCTTATTTTGCAAAATGCTATGGTGGTGGAGGCTTTTGCTAGTACTGCTGATGTGATTTTGCTCACTGGCTATGTTAATGCGATTACCGCATAGGCGGTAGTTTGTGACGCTTCGCTGGGATACTCGCAACAGGGTTTCTACAACTGTCCAATCGTGGATGTACGGTGTTACTACTCCTCCCATATTTCCACCTCCAACCGTAGAGTATCTAGTTATTGCTGGTGGTGGTGGCGGTGGAAATAATTTTATTGAAGGGGCTTCAGGAAATTACAACGGTGGTGGTGGTGCAGGCGGCTATCGCAGTTCAGCAAGTTTTGCTGTTGGCGGTTCTGTCACGGTAACTGTTGGTGCTGGCGGAGGTTCGCAGTCCAAAGGAAGCAACTCGGTTTTCAGCACGATTACTTCTACTGGTGGCGGTGCAAGCAGAAGTGCTGGTGGTTCAGGCGGTGGTGCTTTATTCAACACAGGCGGCGGCGGTGCAGGAAACGAAGGTGGATTCTCTCCGTCAGAAGGCAACACGGGAGGTTCATCGCCAGGGTCTAACGGTGGTGGTGGTGGTGGTGGTGGTGCTGGCGGTGCTGGCGGTGCTAGTTCCAACACTAATTCAGGTGCAGGCGGTGCTGGTTCTTCGTCAAGCATCACAGGTTCCGCGGTAACTCGTGGTGGTGGTGGTGGTGGAAGTGGCGGTGACTTTGCATTTGGTGCTAGTGGAGGTTCTGGTGGTGGCGGCAATGGTTTTGGACCTGGTCTTGCCAATTCTAACGGTTCGGCAAATACTGGTGGCGGTGGAGGTGGCAAGAACGGTTCTGGTGGTTCTGGAATTGTAATCATTGCCTATGCAGACACATTTGACCCGATTGCTTCTATTGGTGCTGGTCTTACATATTCGGTTTCAACTGTTTCTCGTTCAGGTTTTCGTGTTTATACTTTTACTGCTGGAACAGGAACGGTGACTTTCTAATGCGTGGCGGTCGTACAAGAGTTTCGCAGTATGTGAATGTGAATCCTCGTTACCCTCTTCAACAAACTTTTAATGGTGGTTTTGAGTCGTATGCGTCTGTTGCTGGCGTGTTTTACAAGATTCATACTTTTACGAATACGGGTACTTTGTCGTTTGGTTCGCAGTCCACTATCAGTCTGGAAACCGAGTATCTAGTTATTGCTGGTGGTGGCGGTGGTGGTCAAGTTCGTGGTGGTGGCGGTGGTGCAGGTGGTTATCGCAACTCCGTTGTAGGTGAAACTACTGGTGGTGGTGGTTCTGCTGAATCAAAAATAAGTCTTGTTGCTGGTGCTTCGTACACGGTGACAGTCGGCGCTGGTGGTGTAGGTGGTGGTTTTGGTGGCTCGCCTACTGCGGCACAAGGTTCTAACTCTGTTTTTGGTTCTATTACTTCTACTGGTGGTGGTGGCGGTAATGGCGGCGGTGGTGGTTCAGGTAGCGGTGCAAACGGGTCCAATGGGGCGCCTATTGGGAGCAGAACTGCAAGCCCTGTTCAAGGTAACAATGGTGGAACAGGTCAAAACTTTGGTTCGGGTGGTGGTGGTGGTGCTGGTGCTGTCGGTGGCAACGGATTATCAACCACTTCGGGTAATGGTGGCAATGGTTTAGCATCATCAATTACAGGCACTTCAGTTACTCGTGGTGGTGGTGCTTCAGGTGGAGGAAACACTGGTTACTGTCCAAATATCGGAACCGCTGGAACAGGTGGTGGTGGTACTGGCGCAGTGACAACTGGTGCAACGGCAGGTACAGCAAACACTGGTGGCGGTGGCGGTGGCGGCGGCGCTGATGGAATAAATGTTCTTGCTTCGGCTGCTGGCGGTAGCGGTATCGTCATTTTCCGTTATCTGACAGCAGAAGCAACAGCAAAAGGTTTGACTGTTACGGCTACAGGTGGTAGTTCTTCTGTTTCGGGTGCATATACGGTTTGGTCGTTTACGGCTACGGGTACGGTGACGGTTTCGGTTGCGGCTCCTTCGTTGGTTACGGCGGATTATTTGGTTGTCGCTGGCGGTGGCGGTTCTGGCGGAAACATTGCTTCTGGTGCTGGTGCTGGTGGTATGCGAACTGGCACACAGACATTAACCGCTGGCACTTCATACACGGTTACTGTCGGTGCTGGTGGTGCGGGCGTAATAGAAAACAATTCAACGAACAACGGTTCTAATTCTGTGTTTGGTTCTGTCACATCCACGGGTGGCGGAAAAGGCGGAAGTAATTACTCTGATGGTGGTAATGGCGGTTCTGGTGGCGGCGGTGCAAGAACTGGCGTTGTCGGAACTGGAACCTCGGGTCAAGGTTTTGACGGCGGTGCAGGTAAAGATTTTTCTTCGGGTGGTGGTGGCGGTGCAGGTGCTATCGGTAGTGCTGCTGTCAATAATACAACTTCGTCAAATGGTGGTGCTGGTGGTACTGGCGCAGCATCATCTATTACGGGAACATCTGTTACTTATGCAGGTGGTGGTGGCGGTGCTGCGTATTTGGGCGTTGGTGGTGCTGGCGGTACAGGTGGCGGCGGTGGTGGTGGAAGATATGTTAATGGTAATCCTAGTGCTGGAGATGGTGTATCGGGTACAGCAAACACTGGCGGCGGTGGTGGTGGCGGTAACGGGAGTGTATATTCCAATACGGGTGGT